GAGATGAAATTGCAACTATTACTTGTTCATTGCGTCCAGATAGATGTATCTTAGTGTACTAATATAAAAAAAAATATTATTTTATTAACAAAGGTCTTCTATCTAATAGAAGACCTTTACTTTTTTATAAACTTTTGTAACTTTTAATAGTTATATTTAAAATTAAAACTATGAATGATTTATTAAAATTTGAACCTGTAGAGCCATTAATTGAAAACAGATATCTTATTAACATTATTGGAGCATATATACCCCAATTTCTTTTTAGAAAATATAAAATTTATAATGAAGGTGAAGAATTAATCTTTTCAACAGAATTTTATGAAACTGTCAATTTTTCATTTAATCCAAAAGATTTTTTTGATATTACCGATGTTAAAATAGATTATCTTTCACCTATTGGTGATGTTATAAATTCATTAGTATTTAAAATTAAAGGTTCAAATTTTGAAAAAGAACAATCGTACTCTGGTGTCGATTTACAAACAAATAAGTTAAAATTTATTATAGACAAAGAAACTATGAACTTAGTATTTAAATCAAATGAAGAAAACAAATAACATATGGAAGAATTTAGAATAGACCCAAACATTTCTTATGATGTTGTTGAATTACCATCAAGAGGTATATTTTACAAAAATAAAAAGAAATCATTAAGAGTAGCATATTTAACCGCATCTGATGAAAATATATTATCTGCACAAAATTTAATTCAAAATAATACAGTTGTTGATGAATTATTAAAAAGAAAAATTTTAGATAAAGACATAGATTTTGATGAGTTAGTGGATGAAGATAGAATGTCTATTTTAGTTTTTTTAAGAAACACAGCATTTGGTTCTGATTATGGTTACAAAATAGTTGACCCAAAAACAGGGAAAGAATTTGAAGTTAGTTTTGATTTAAGTGAATTATCATTTAAAGAATTTAATCTTGAATCAAATGAGAATGGTGAATTTAAATACACAACCACCAATACAAAAATCGATATCACTTTTACGTTTTTAACAAAAAAACAAGAAAAAGAAATAGAACAAATTGAAAAAAGTTGGAATGGATTAGGGGTTCCGCCAATTATTACTAAACAATTAGAGTTTATGATTAAATCTGTTGCCGGTAATAAAGACCCTATGAATATTAGAAATTTTATTGAAAATTTACCAATCAAAGATTCTCAAGATTTTAGAAAATATGTTAGAGAAAATAGACCATCTTTAGATTTAAAAAAACAAGTAACGACCCCATCAGGAGAGAATATCCAAGTTACCATTGGATTCGGGGTTGAATTTTTTCGCCCTTTCTACGGAATATAGAAAAACACAATTAGACGAAATATTATTTTTAATAAAGAGAGGGTTCTCATACGGTGACATCCTTTCAATGCCAATATCTATTAGAAGATATTATGTAAATTACATTATGGAATTAGAAAACTCAAAAAATTGATATTTATGAGTAAAATCTTTTATGAGAAGTATTAATGATTTTAAAAGACTTGCCTATCAAAGTGGTGGAAATAAACAAACGTATGATATCTTATGTAATAGTCCGAACGCAGTAACGTCAAGTGAAACCTCGGCGTATTTACAAGGATGGTTAGATTATGAGAAAGAACAAAATAAAGTTAATACATCTACTTCATCAAGTGAAGGTATTGATTTAACTAGTGCAAAAAATATACAAAATTTAACAAGTAGTGTTAAATCATATCGAGCAACTGATAATGATTTAATACAACCTGGTACAATACTTAATACGATTCAAAGTGGTTTACAATCACTTTTAGGTGATGGAGGTAATCTTCAAACATTTGGTACAAATATGTTACAAACCGCATTACGGGGAGTAATTGAAGGTGGTGCGGACATATTACAAAAAGAGGTCGAATTACATAATGAAATAAATTCGAGAATTGGTATTTCAGGAGAATTATCTAGAGCTTTTAGAACTGAAATTGTTGAAAGTTTACCTGACATTATTTCAATGGGTTACGGTTTTGAAGACATAAAAAACACACAAATTGCGATGATGGAGGAATCGGGTAAGTTTGTGATGAATAATAAAGAGGTATTTGGAGATATTGCTGAAACATCTAGAGCGTTTGTCGGCGATATGGACACTCTTGGTAAAATGTTAGGAACATATGAGAAAGCGGGATTTGGTGCTGCAGATGCTTTGGAAAAAATAAATGAAGCTGGCGTGAGTTCATATTCGTTAGGATTAAACGCTAGAAAAGTCGTTTCTGAAATTGAAACCAATATGAAGAGTCTAAATTCATATGGATTTAAAAATGGATTTGAAGGGTTGTCCAGAATGGTTCAAAAATCAATTGAATTTAGATTAAGTATGCAAAGTGTTCTTACATTAGCGGAAAAATTATTTGACCCTGAACAAGCGATTAATTTGTCCGCACAATTACAAGCAATTGGAGGAACAATAGGTGATTTTAATGACCCATTAAAGTTGATGTATTTAGCAACAAATGATGCTGGTGGTTTACAAGAGGCAATGATTAATGTCGCGGGTTCTTTGGCGACTTATAATTCAGAATTGGACAAATTTGAAATTACAGGTGTAAATTTAAGAAGAGCAAGAGCGATGGCGACCGAATTAGGTATGACCATGGATGAATTATCAACTACTTCAATAAAAGCAGCGGAAAGGGCTTCCGCGTCTGCGGATTTACTTTCTCAAGGATTTAACCTTGATGAAAAACAAAAAGAATTTATTACAAATTTAGCGAAAATGGAAGATGGTAAAATGGTTATAGACATACCACAAAGTTTATCCGCTCAATTTGAAGGGGCAACAAGAGTAGCTTTAAGTGATTTAAATGATAATCAAGTAAAGGTATTATTGGATAGTCAAGAAGAACTGGAAAAAATGAACACTAAAGACATTGCTTTGTCTCAATATACTGAAACACAAAAAATGGCACTTAATGTTTCAGAAATTACGACAATGTTAAAAGTTCAATTTGCGGGAGGTGTGAGAGCCGGACTTACTAAAGTAGATGAATATGTTAAAGGAATAAATGACTTCTTAGTTAATACCAAAGAAGGTAAAGGGGGATTGGGGACTTTATTAATTGGAGAACAGTTTGTCAAGGCGAAAAAAGAGGGAGAAAAATATACCCTTGATGAACATAAGGTAAATGATGCAATAATAAGACCCAACATGAAACAAATTATTGTACCGAGTGTAAACGATACAATATATGCTGTGGATGAAACAAAAAATACGGGGTCAAATGTAGTAACACACAGACACGAACATATTATAAAAGAAAGTTCAGTTATGATGGACACAACAAGAAGAATGTATGAGGAAGAATTAAGAAAACAAAACACATCAGAATATGATGGTTATCTTTTTAAAAATTATTCTTGATATAAAAATCAAAAAATGTCTATTTATATAATAGATGCCAACATACTTAGATTTTAATAATACCAAAGTTTTTAGAGACTATTTAATCTCAAGAACTCTGAATAGACCGAATGGACCACAAACATTTACGGACGCCAATTATATTGTTCAAAATTTAAATAATTTTTCAAATGTCGACCCTGGAGATGTAAAAACCAATTGGTCTTCATTTTTTGCAAATACTTTTGGTCAAAATTTATACACCGCACCAGATAACACAATTGAAGAATATACTGATACAACACTACCAATGTTAGCTTGGATTAATAATGGTGTTATATCCGATGGTTATTTTGATTCATTTACAATGACAGAATCACCAAATTTGGTTGGAATAATGGGAGGACAAAATTTTGATAACGATTCAAGGTTAATGAAATTCGCTACTCAAAATATTAGAGAAAATAAATTAGGACCTGTTTTTGCTAGAATTCAACAAAATTTAACATCCGCTACAATAGGTAAAGTTAGATTAGTTGATGCGTTAGAAGGTAACTTGGCAACCGCAATAAATTTAGTTACAGGTAGAGAACCTTTAATTCAAAAAAATTATAGAATAACTGTTGATAAAACTTTGATAGGTAAAGGTGTTGATTTTTTACAAACAGTTGCAGGAATTGAGTTTCCATTTACTGAAATACCGGGTGATTATTTATCAAATCCGAGAAACCCAATTGAAAATAGGTCAACGTCAAGAACAGAAGCCGGTGCAATTTTACAAGACGTAACGGGGGTTTTAGGTAGTTTAATTGGTATTGAACGAAGACCAAAATTAGGAAGAAAACCTTCTGATTTATTTGTTGAATATATGGGTGAAGGACAAAGACAAACACTTTTCAACCAATTGTCTTATTCAAAATATGCCCCAAATTATACCACGAGTGCTCGTTCACAACAATCGTCTAAAATATTTAATTTTGCCGATAGATTTGCTGGAGGAGTGAAAAACTTATTAGGATTAGAAGCACCTAGAGGTATGGCATATATTGGAGATGATAGGGGAGAGGATGTAAGGTACACAATGTCAGACTTCAATGACAGAGCCGTAAAGAGTAGTTATTATTTGAGTTTGATGTTTGACCCAGTTCAAGCAAATTTATTTGAAAGACAAAAAAACATAACTCAAGGAGGTTCGATTAGTGGTAAATTAACATGGATAAGTAAAAATTCTCAAAATAAAATTGGTTTACATAATAGTGAGTTCCAATCACAAGAATCTAATAATTATAACGATTCAAAATCAACCAATTATGATTTTAGAGAAGATTCGATTCTTGGTTTAACACAAGAGATTTTAGATTCAATGCCAAAAGATGGTATTGCATCAAGAACCCATGTGGGTAATGTTATTGACCAAACGAGTAGAATTTTCAAAGAAGGTGATTCAATGTTGTCTAGAGGTTCGGCAATAAAATTTGTGGATGAATTTAATCAAGAGACAGGTGCAGAGTATTGTAGAGTGTGGACAAAAGATAGGTCGTACATGAATTACACCGACACCATGAAAAAAACAGCAAACATTAGAAAATTTGATGATAGTGTTATGGGTGGAGAAAGTAGACCTTGGAATATTAATATTGCACCAATGTCTAGTGGTAAATATGATTCAACAGGTAACAATTCATTTGGGGCAAAAAATTCAACCAACATATTTCAAGGACCACCTGGCGATGGTTTTTATGCAAAAAAATATATGTTTTCAATTGAGAACTTAGCTTGGAAAACTTCTAATACACCGGGTTTTACGTATAATGATTTACCATATTGTGAAAGAGGTAATAATGGAGGTAGGGTTATGTGGTTTCCACCATATGATTTAAAAGTAAATGAAACCAATCAAGCAAGATGGACAGATAACACATTTTTAGGTAGACCTGAACCAATATACACCTATCAAGATACAACAAGAGCGGGAACAATTTCATTTAAAGTTATTGTGGACCATCCAAGTATATTGAATTTATTGGTTAGAGAGCATTTTAAAAATATGAGTGATGAAGAATCCGAAAATTATATAAACGCCTTTTTTGCTGGCTGTGAAGAATTAGATTTTTATGATTTAGTTACAAGATATACTCAATTAGATTCAAATGATGTAAAATTGTTACAAAGTTTTTTAAATAACGGAAATAGTCCTGAATTTATTCAACAATATAAAATCACAACAGATTTACCGGTTGTTGACACACCAGTACCCCCATCAGTTGAAACATATTCTTATAGTGTAAACACACCAACTTTTAATTTAAAATTTAATAATGATAGACCCGACCCAAATAGTAAGGCACTAGAAACTTCACAAAATTATTCCGTACTATATAATTCCTATATTCCAAATAATAAAACAACATATAGTAATAATTTAGATACACTTATTAAACAATTAACTGGTTTTTCACAAAATGATGTCCAAGTTAAAAAAGAGAAAAGTTATATTTTTGGTTCAGAAAATGTAACAATCACTCAATCGTTAATTGATGAACAAAAAACAAAGATAGAAAGTTATTTTGATGAAGCAACGTCTGATTATAATGATTATGTTTCAGAACTTAATTCATTAAAAACTAATTTATCGGGAAAAACCGCTCAAGACATTACAATAGAAATACAATCTTCAGCATCATCAATTGCAAGTTCCGATTATAACGAAAGACTCGCAATTAGGAGAAGTCACAGTGTCATACAAGATGTTTTTGATACTATTTCAAATAATAATAAAAAACCAAATATTATTTGGATATCAGATTTAACCGCAACAAATAAAAATAATGGAGAAAATGATAAAGTAATAATAGAAAAAAATAAACCAATTACTATTATAAAAGAATATAAAATAAAAGATTTCGGTTATGATTACGATGGAAAAATAATAGTAAAATCAACTAACTATGGTGAGAATTTTACAGGTGACCCATTAAAGTCGATGTATTTAGCAAATGGACAACCTGATTCAAATTGTATTGGTAAAGAGTTTGTAAAAGTTAAGGACTTATCCATATATTCACCAATATCATTTTACTGTAGACAAGCGACTTTTAAATTATCATATAAAAACGAATCAAGTAGTCAAAAACCACCAACACAACCAATTAACAATCCAACGAGCCCCGTAACAACAATTGAACCAAACGGAAAAATACCAATTAATCAACCATCTAAAAAACCATTAATTGACCCATTAAAAAGGGTTATTGCCAAAACGTTATCAGAGTGTTTTTATTTTAAAAAATTAGAAGAAAGTGACCCTATAGCATTTAAATCACTTAAAGATAAGTTAAAATATTTTCATCCTTCTTTTCATTCAATGACACCTGAAGGTTTGAATAGTAGATTAACATTTCTTTTACAATGCGTTAGACCTGGTGACACAATACCGATAAAAGGTATTTCTGATGACTCTGATTTAAATGCCCGAAACACTTCTTTTGGACCACCACCTATTTGTGTAATCAGAATAGGTGATTTTTATCATTCAAAAGTTGTAATAAGAGACGTTCAGATTAATTACGACGATGGTGGGCAATTTATATGGGATTTAAATCCTGAAGGAATTGGAATACAACCAATGATTGCCAGTGTCACATTACAGGTTTCATTTATTGGTGGACACGGTTTGTCTAAACCTGTTGAAAGATTACAAAATGCATTATCATCAAATTTCTTTGCAAATACTGAAATGTATGATGAAAGGTCAATTGCAACAAATGAAACAATAGGGGGAATGACACCAGAAGAATTTTTTACTAAAGAATTTTTAGATAAATTGAATCAATCATTTTATAATACGAAACCAATTAACGATAACATAAAAAACACAAATAATGTCGAAGAAGGTAGTTATATGGGTATTCCTACGGCAGAAACAAGTGAAGTGGAAAAAATTAGTTACAATGAATTGATTAACTCTATGTTTAATTTAACAAAGAATTATGTAGATACATTCAAATCAACATACAATAAATTGTATCCAAAATTTGGTAAAGATATTACCACCATGGTATTAAAAAATGATTATAGACCAATAAATCAATATGACGTATACACTTTGACATTACCAACACCCGGTAAAACACTGTCTTTAATTGGTTTACATAAAAAAAGAGAGGAATTATCTGTATACTGTGATGGTTTAAAAACCGGACTTAATAGTTTTATTGACAATTCCAATTCAACCTATTTTGTTAACTTATTTACATTTGATAAAGTGATTAGTGATTCATTATTGATTGATACGAATAATAAAATAATAAAACCATTTATTAAAAATGTAATTGATAAAAAAATTAATGATTTATTGGATAATAAAATAGAAAAGGGTTTAGAAGACACTAGAAACGATTTAATCAAAACATTAGATAAATTAAATTTTGTAATTAAAAATGCAAAAGATTCAACAGTTAAGGATGGAAAAGCTAAAAGTCTAACATTTAGTGGATTCACATCAGATTTACTGTATAAAGAATATGAAAGTTGTATAACATATATTGAAGAAAATCATCCAAAGTTAGTGGAAGATTTATCAACAAACATTACATTTTTAAATCCAACTATATCCTCATCGGATTTTGATTTTATGATGAGTGAATTACTCTATGATGAGGTTGATTCGTTAATGAAACTATTCGTCGATGCTTCATTATATCCTGAAGCAATAAAAAATAAATTAAAAACAAGATTGAATAGTTTTGTTAAAAAACCAAATGAAAAAATATTTAAACTTACAAAGTTTAAAGATAGAAAAAATGATAAAGAAATTAGATTTGATGTAATATCAATAACAGATGAAACAAATTCAACAATTATTTCTGAGGTTAAACAAATTTTTTCCGAAACCAATGAGGTGACGAATAAATTAAATTTTTATAGAAAAAAATAATGAGTAGACAATATTTTGATAGATATCAATTTTTTATTGAAGACGGTTCTTTTAGGATTGTTCCTGGTATTGAAATACCAATAAAAACAACTGATAAGTATCTTTTTTTTAAAAGAGGTAAAGATAGGTTAGACAAGTTGTCTTTGGAGTATTATGGGTCACCTGTTTTTGGATGGTTAATTCTTCAAGCGAACCCAACCGTTGGTGGATTAGAATTTGAAATTCCTGATAATTTTGTTTTAAGAATACCATTTCCATTAGTCGTTTCTCTACAAGACTACAAAAGAAACATAGAATTATATAACTTGTATTATGGCGAACAATAAGGACTATTCAGATAGTGAAAATATATTAGTAAAAGTTGACCAAAACAATCTTATTTACGTTGACCCAAATAGTGTAATAGATTCCAAAGGAGAAATATATCCAAGGGGATTTAAACAAGAAAATTTGGTTATGTACGTCAATTTGGAGGCGGATTTAATACCTAGAACTGTATTAATAACAGATAATGACAAAGGAAACACTTTAACACAAATTGCTAGTGGTAATTTAAATTTTTTAAAAAACGCAACAGGAGACGGTAACTTTGATACAACATGGACTGAGGCGTTTGTTCCGAAACCAATACAGGGACAAGAATCTAATTATAAAGATGGTGAAAATCAATTCAAAGACACTAGTGGACAAAGTTTTGGTATTGATTCAATTAGTATATCAATTAAAGGGGCAAATTTTGTTCCGAGTGTTAACATATCTTTTGTCGATGTAAGGGGTAAGACGTTATTTGAGTCAAGTGAAAATTCACCATACAGAGCGTTTTTTCATCTTCCATGGCCAATATTTTATTTAACCGTAAAAGGATATTATGGTAAAGCCATTAGGTATAGATTACACATGACAAAATTCTCATCGAGATTTAATGAGTCTAATGGTAATTTTGAAATATCAACTATTTTTGTTGGTTCAACCTATGCTTGGATGAATGATATTACATTATCACAAATAATAACAAGTCCTTACATGTTTTTGGTGGAAGAAACCAAAAACACAAGTTTTAATGAAAAAACAGGTTTATACGAAAAAAGAGTATCACATTCTTCAAGAGGTTATCAAATACTAAAATCAGTATATAGACAGTATGAACAAAAAGGATTAATACCAAAAGGATTTCCTGTTAGAACATTAACAGAAATGGGATACATTGCGGAAAGTTTAGACAAAATTTTGGAACAAAAAATTTTCAGTGGTGTTGATATGGGTGTCTTTCATGGAATTAAAGAATTAGATGAAACAATAAATAATTACGAAAATTCTTTTAGGGCCTGGGCTAAAAAAAATTTATCCAATGAATCCAAAGAAATTTCAACAAATGAATTTTGGTATTACCTTTCTTTGAAAGAAAAGACAAGTTTAGAAAAAATAATTATTGGAGACGAAAATGGGACATTACAAAGATTGGTAAATAAATTTAATGAAGATATTAAAAAATCTAAATTATTTACTCAAAATTTATTAAAAAACAATACAACAGGTGATTTTAAAAAAATTTCGATAAGAAATTTAAAAAATGTCACATCTTATTATAAAATTTTAAATGACAAAAAAGTTGTAGTTAATATTGATGGAATTTTCAACGATATTTTTCAAATAAGAAAATCATTTGAAGAACAAAGAAAAAAAGTTGAAGATGATGTTGAAACAAGAATGAATGAAATAATAAAAGGTAGTGAGGGATTTGGATTTGAACCAACAGTTAGAAATATGTTTGCCGTTTTATTGGCAAACGCAGAAGTATACATTAGATTAATGAAAGATGTTCACAATAAAGCATTCAACGCATCTTTTACAAGGAAGAACGCAATTAAAAATCTTTCAAAAGAATCTAAAGGAGAAGATATCTATCCTTGGCCTGAAATTTCAAAACCACAACAAGGTGGTAAAACAAACGTCATTGCATATCCTGGTGATGAACAACTTATACATAAATTGAAATCATATGATAGTACAAAATGGCCCGAAGTTGACTTTGTTGAGCAATATATCACAATTTTAACAAATAGAGTAGAAACAAATGTAAATAAAGAACCTACAAGAAATGATTTTAATTATGTGTTCGATTCAAATGCTGACATCAATAAGGTTTCACCAATATCAACAACCGATTTTATCATAAACAGGGTACCGTATATTGATAAAGAATATTCAAACTTTTTATATGAAATTTATGAAAGAGCAAGGTTTTTAACAATGTTCGATTCTTTCACAAATGAAATGTTAACAGAATTAGCAAATGAGGAATTTAATAACATAAAAATTTCAATAAAGGAAGATGGTGATTTAATTGAGTTGGCTAAAAAAATAAAATCAATAGATGATTTTATTAAAATAGAATATGAAAAGATAGATAAAGATAATAACGGAAACATAATTAAAGATGAAAATGGTAAACCCAAAACACATACCGAATACGGTGGTTATTTATATTTATCATCACCTTATGATAAGTTTTCTTATTATAAAGATACATTACCAACAACTAATTATCTAATTGAAACATTAAATGAGCCGTTTAAATTTGAAAGTTATAATCTAAACGTTACATTAAAAGAAGGGGGTTTAGATGAAACTAAATTAAATAATTCATTATTAAATTATCAACCGGAATCATATAGAAAAAATATATATCCATTTAATTCTAACACATATTTGAGTTACATCAATAAAACAACATTTAGTGATGATAATTTCAAGTTTAATGGCATTTTAAAATATGAATCATCCAATGGTTTCATATCGTCTCCGATTAATCCTACATCTTGGGTAAAATCCGGCGGAAGTAACCTAACCAATTTTTTTCTTAATAGTGTTAATGTAACTGGAAACACTGTTTCAATTTTAAACACACCATATTTTCATAATCAATTATATTATGATTTTAATAAATCTACGATAAATGGAAAATATGTTGGTTCGGCTTATTTGTTACTAAATTCCTTACCCTTTGTTGATTTGGATGACCAAATTACCTTTGATAATAAAACAATATTAACATCTTCTTTATTTAGAGAAATATCGTCCACACATTTCGTTCCCTATCATTTGTTATTGAAATGGGGGTCCATTTATCACAGATACAAAACACATTTAATAGATGGTGTTGATATTTTAGGAGGGGCGATAAATTCAAGTTATGTTAGTAGACCTTTATCGGGACAAACATTGTTTGACAATAATTCGGGATATACATTTACAATTGTTCCTAAAATATCAACAACAACAGGGTCTACAACAGGTGTCACCTATACTGGTTACACAAATGTCGGATTAAGTCCTTTTTATCAGTCAATATATAGTCAAATTGTAAATGGATACACTCATTATGACGTTTCATTAGGTAATCTTTCTTACTCTGCAAACACTATAAATAATAGTATATTACACAGAGTTAGAACACAAACACAAATGAATTATTGGGATGTGTTAATGGATAATACAAAATATAAAACAGAAGAAAAAACATACACACTTTTGCCATCTATTGGGGGTTATTCTAATACAAAAATTAATCCAAATAATACATTTGATTTTGCCCAACAAATTGGATTTAGAACATTATGGTTTATAGATGATACAATAAACAATTCATTTAGTGGACAAACTTTTCCAACACCATACGATTATTTTAGAACAACGGGAAACACGTATTCTATATCCACAAATTATAAAAAAGCGATAGATTTAATTGGTACATTTAGTCCAACAATTCTTGAGTATTTTGAAAGTTATTTTTTAGACTTTGCCACACAAAAAATGAACGACGAAATACCATATAAAACATTTGAAAATTTAAATTTCCCAAAATTTCAAGATATATTAACAAGGTTAAGTGTTATCGATAAAATTAATTTACCACAAGACCCTATTTCATTATCTGATATTGATTTATTAATCACTAACTTAAAACAAAAACAAAAAGAAGCATCCGAAATTATTACTAGTAGTATTTTAGGTAGTAATAATTTAATACAATTTAGTTTAGCCAACCCAAAAGAAATCGACCCATTTATATTATATGGGATGACAAAGTCGAATCCTAATACAACTTATGTGACTGAATCGTTTAGTTCATCTGACATTAATACCATAAACCAAAATTTTATTAAACTATACATCGGAGAAGATGTTGATGGGTATTATTTAGAATTTTTTAATGTTAATAATATTAAATTAACCGAGAACAATATAAAAACACATAGACCAATTGCACAAATTTACGGTGGATATAGAAAAAACGGAGGAACGATAAGTAGGTCTTCGTTTGTAAATTACCTTAAAGATGAAATTATAATTAAAAATTCTGGCAATAATTTAGTTTCTAACGGTTCTGATATTAGGTTTAGACATTTTTTAACTCAACTTTTGAATAGTTTTTCAACTTTGAATAGTAATGAATCAAAAAATCCCGCATCAAGAATTGACATGTTTAGAGGTTACAACAGTGATGCTACAAAATTAGAATTATACAATACATTTAAGTCTTTTAATGACAAATGGACATCAGGTAATTCAATTGGTCAAAGATTACTTTTAGAAGAATTTTTGTTTTTAGATAAAGCAAACAGAGATATTGGAGACAAATTGTATCTTAATATTGATAGATTTAAAGACCTTTTAAATCCAAAAAATTTAAAAGTTTCATTATATGGTGCAATTTCTATGTTAATTCAAGGAACGGGTTTAGACATGAGAGCGTTACCCGCTTACATAAATTTTTATGGAAATAATGTTAATATAAAAAATAAAATACGACCATCAAAAAAAGTCGCATCTGATTTATTCGGTACGTTTTTAGAAGTTGATTATCAAGATGCCACCCCCAAAATTATAATTCAATTAGTTGGGTATAATTCAAAAAGACTAGACATGACAAATAGTAAACCTTATAAATTTGTTGATGATAGTTTCTATATTGGTAGTCAAAATAATAATCCTTTATTAATTACATCTTTGGAAAGTTTTTCAAGAAACGACTTATCTAAGTCAAATAGGGTGGTGGCATTCGAAGTTAGTTTTGGTGACCAAAATCAAGGCATATTCAAAGGATTAACACTTGACCAAAGTAGTTTAAAAAACACATCAGAATCTTTTTATGTTTTAGAAAACTTATCAAGGTCGGCATCAGGTGCTGGTGTTTATAATGTCGATGTTTCATTATTCGACTATTACAAACAAGCCTCGTATAAATGTGATGTTACCGCCATGGGAAATGTTATGATACAACCAACAATGTTTTTTTATTTAAAAAATGTACCAATGTTTAAAGGTTCGTATTGGATAACTGAAGTAACACATACCATAAAATCAAACAATATATCTACAACATTTTCAGGTGCAAGAATACCATATTCATCTTTACCCGACCCGAAAGATTCTTTTATTGCTAGTTATAGAATATTGTTCGATAAAATACAATCAAGAGCCAGTTCTATCATAAAACAAAGAGAAAGAAATAACACGGATACCCAAGAAAAAGTAACATATCAAAAAATAGATTATATAACAGATAGGGGTGGTATCATTATTGAGGGAGAACAGCCAAAAGATTCGTTAATTGATAGTGGTATAAATAAATTTGGTGTACCTTATAATGGGTTTAATGAACAAAGAACTGTTCAAAAAGTTACAAATAATAATCAAACTTGGTTAAGAGCAATTGCTGTTCAAATGGGCGGACCGAATTATCCTATAAATTCATCAACAAGTATGAATATCGCAAATGGAATTGAGTTTTCGAAAATACAAAATACAAATTATAGATATTTTATGGTTAATTTTCAATTATCAAGACAAATTACATCTGAATTAATTAGAACAGCAAAGACTATATTTAAAAACCCAAAAAACAACAAAACAGTAACACTTAATCCAAATTATCAATTGGACTCTGATTTAGGTACAATTGTTGCAGAAGGACCGGTCTCAATAGGTCCTTTAAGTACAAAATATGGAATTGGGTTATCACCAAAATTGATGTCTGAATTAGGATTACACGATGGTCAAGTTGTTTATTTTAATATGGAATAATTGGTCGTTTTATTTTTCTTGGATATTTATAATAAAATAATAAAAATGGATAGTAAAAATTTTAATAAATCTTTGGATACTTTTATGAGTAAAACAAAGACCACAAAAAAAATAAATGACATTGAAAGAGAAGAATGTGATTTACAAACGGGAGAATGTTATATAATAAGGTCTAAAGATGGTATTGTTGAAAGAATAAATAAAAAATTCATAACTGAAGACGGTAGACAACTTTTACAAGATTAATATGAAAAATTTAGAAAAAAAATTAATGGAAGAAATTGCTAGACATAAAGCAATTAATAAGTATACTAAAAATTTAATGGAACAAGGAGTTCCACCTGAACCCGCACCATTACCCGATGCGGAAGTACCACTACCAGATGCGGAGGCACCACTACCTGATGCGGGTGCACCATTACCTGACGCAGGTGCACCGTTACCTGATGCGGAAGTTGCTCCAATGGAGGATACTGAAGAAATAGATATAACTGACTTGGTAAATATGACTAAATCAATTAAAAAAGATTTAGACGATAATAAAACCGATAATAGTGAAGTTGTGGGTAAAATGGATACCGTTTTTTCTAAGTTAAATGATTTGGAACAAAAATTATCTCAAATGGATTCTGTCATTCAAAAAATAGATGATTTGGGAAATAAGGTTGAAACAATGAAAGAAAAAACCCCACAAGAAAAATTAGAGTTAAGGTCTTTAGATTCATATCCATTCAATTTAAATCCTCAACAATTTTTCGCACAAAAACAGTCGGAAATGCAACAATCAGGTAAAAATGAATATGTTTTAACTAAACAAGATATTGATAATTATTCTTTAGATACCATTAGAAATAGTTTTAACCCAGAAGAAGAAGACGATGAATTTAAGTTCTAAAGTAAACCTTTTAATTGGACTACAACTTCAATTAAAAATTAACCATTGGCAAACCAAGGGAATTGCTAGACATAACGCGTTTGGTATGTCATACGACGCGTTATCGGTTTTAATCGATGATTTTGTCGAAATCGCAATGGGTAAATATGGTAGATTTATTTTAGATGAACAAACAAATACAATTAAATTGATTAATTTATCGGAAATGAACCCCTCCGATATGATAAAAACGTGTACAGAAGCATTAGTACAGTTTTCTGAAGATTTAGACGGAACCGTAGATACAGATTTATTAAATATAAGAGATGAAATACTTGGAAATTTGAATAAATTGTTGTATCTTTTAACCTTAGAATAAGTAAGGTTCGTTAGTAGAGTTGGTTACAATATCGCACTGTCACTGCGAAGGTCATGGGTTCGATTCCCATACGAACCGCTTTTAGGGGGATATATCAATTGGTTAGATTACGTGCTTTGGGAGCACGAGGTTGTGGGTTCGAGTCCCGCTTCCCCTACAAAAAAAATTAACAACATTTTGTAATTTGATTTTTTTTACTTATATTTTAGATACATTAAAAATAAAAAATTATGTCAACATTAGAAGCAGTACTAGCACAGTACGAAAAAAACAAACAAGCCACAAGTGGCGCCGGAGCGATGTCCCAAGAGGACAGGATGAAAAAATATTTTACTACAGTTTTACCACCTGGTCGTCGTAGTGAAGAAAAAAGAATTAGAATTCTTCCAGCAAAAGACGGTTCACCTTTCGTGGAAGTATATTTCCATGAAATCCAAGTAAACGGAGATTGGGTAAAACTTTATGACCCTAAACAAGAAGGTAAGCGTTCTCCATTAGATGAAGTTCGTGAAGGGTTATTAACAACAGGTATTGAATCAGACAAAGTATTGGCTCGTCAATATCGTTCTCGTAAATTCTTTATTGTAAAATTAATTGATAGGGATAACGAACAAGATGGGGTAAAATTTTGGCGTTTCAAATATAACACAAAAAGTGAAGGTGTTTATGACAAATTGATTCCTTTGTTTAGGAATAAAGGGGATATTACTGACCCATTGAAAGGTCGTGATTTGATTTTAAATTTGAATTTATCAAAATCGGGAAATGGTCGAGATTACACTACAATCACTCAAATAATTCCCGAAGACCCAAGTCCATTACATGATGATAAATCAGTTGCAGAATCATGGATTAACGACCCACTAGTGTGGTCTGACGTTTATTCCAAAAAACCCGAAGAATACTTGGAAATGGTTGCAACTAATCAAAATCCAAAATGGGATAGCGTTGCGGGTAAATGGGTATCGACTTCTATGGAAGAAGAAAAAATCGGTGGACTCAATAAAACCGAGCGACCATCTCAACAAGAACCGTTATATGTTGACCCACAAGATAGTCAACCTGAAGATGACGATTTACCATTCTAATTAAAAAACTAACGTAACACCCACACGATAATATCGTCGTGTGGGTGTTTTTTTAAAAAAAAATTATGCCAATTAAGAAAAAAGAATTCGATTATATTTCAAAATTTTCTTCTAAAACAAAATATAAAGAAGAAAAATTTTATTATTGTGGTGAAACCTTTAATGACGCTTGTGGTCTTCCCGGTCCTGTTATGGGAAACATAAATATGTTTTTAGGTCACACCAATTCATCAAAAACAACTGCAATGATTTTGTCGGCGGTTGACGCACAAAGAAGAGGAGATTTGGTTGTTTTTATTATTACCGAAAGGAAATGGAAATGGGAACACGCTGTCGAATTAGGTCTTCAAGCGGAAAAAGACAAAAATGGAGAATGGTACGGTGATTTTATTTTTAACGACTCTTTTGAATATATTGAGCAAGCAACTGATTTTGTTAATGAAATTATTGATGCGCACGAAAAAGGAGAAATACCAAGAAGCATTTTATTTTGTTGGGACTCTGTTGGTTCGATACCTTGTAAGATGACCTTTGATGGTAAAGGTGGTAAACAACACAATGCTAGTGTTTTCTCTGATAAGATTGGTATGGGTATTCATGCGAGGATAACTAAATCAAAGAAAGAGGATTATCCATCAACAGAAAACTCATACTACTTAACAATGGTAGTTGTTAATCAACCATGGGTAGAACTACCCGATAATCCTTTTGGTCAACCAGAAATTAAAGCAAAAGGTGGAGAAGCACTATGGTTAGCATCCGCATTGGTTTTCCTATTCGGAAATCAAAAGAAATCGGGAATTAATCACATTGATGCTGTTAAAGATGGTAGAAAAATTACATATGCTATTAGAACAAAAATATCGATACTTAAAAACCACGTTAATGGTTTGGGGTATAAAGACGGTAAAGTGATTGTTGTTCACAATGGATATATTCCCGATACAAAAGAAGCTTTGGAATCTTATAAAAAAGACAATTCAAATTTTTGGAAAGAAAAAATTGGTGGAGGAGATTTTGAATTAAAAGATTCTGTCACATTTGAAGAGGATTCAGATGAATCTTGATTGTTTAACAATTAGAACAATGATAAATGCCTAATGTACTTTTAGTAGATGGTGATAATTTACTAACAATTGGATTTTTTGCATTAAAAAATCATTTTCATAAAGGGGAACACATTGGTGGGATTTATCATTTCATCAACACCATTCGTATTTTTATTGAAAATCACAAATTAGATAAGGTAGTTGTGTTTTGGGATGGAGAAAATGCTTTACAGACTAGAAGAATTTTTTATCATCAATATAAACAGAATAGAAGATTAAGAATTAAAACAGAAGAAGAGATTAATTCTTACAATAGAGAAAGGAACCGAGTAAAACAGTATTTAGAAGATTTATACGTTAGGCAGGGTGAATATGATTTTTGCGAAAGTGATGATTCAATTGCGTATTATGTTCAAAATTCACCGAATGAAAATAAAATAATATATTCATCAGACGGAGATTTAACTCAATTAGTTTCAGAGAACACTAAAATATATAATCCATCATATAGTAAAATGTATCATAAAAATGATATGTTTATATATGACCATCAAGAAATTCTTATTCAGAACGTCAAATTAGTTAAAATGTTATGTGGAGACCGTTCTGATAATATTGCAGGAATAAAAAGTTTAGGAATCATAAAATTGTTAAATGCGGTTCCTGAATTGAAAGAAAGGGAATTAACATTAGATTATATAAAAAATAAATTTAATGTTTTATTTGAAAGTGACAAACACAACAAATCAATAAATAATTTATTAACTGGTGTTACAAAATACGGAGTATTAGGTGATGAGTTTTTTCAAGTTAATGAAAGAATGGTTAATCTTGATAACCCATTCCTAACTGAAGAGGCTAAAGAATCTATTGTTTTACTTATAGATGATTACATGGACTCTGAAGGTCGTTCGTATAAAAACACAATGAGAATGATGGTTGAAGATGGTATATTTTTATTATTACCAAAATCAGACGATGCGTGGATAAGATTTTTAAACCCATTTTTAAGATTAACAAGAAAAGAAAAAAATAAAAAAACAATTAAAATTAAAAAAAATGAATAATCAAGAACTATTAAAATTTGAATTTTTACTTACACTTGAAAACAATATTGTTTGTCAAAGGTTTTTCAATGTAAGAGATTACAACTCTCAAACTCGCCATTCTTTGGATTTATACTATGTTGTAAAAAATATTTCTGAAGAAATTAGTGAAGATTTGAAAATAAAAACTATGGATTATCTATACGATAATATGGATTTTTTTTACGATTCAGAGAATTCAGATACCAAATTAGATGGTACAGATGAGTCCTTTGTTTTAGAGATTAAGTTGGGTGATGATGTATTTATCAGAAGTATGTTTCCAGCAAATTACTATCACCCAAAGGTTAGGTATACAGTTGATATTCGTCCGTACCTTAAAAGGTATTTATCTGAATTAACAAATGTATTATCATCCAAAGATTTGGAAACAACTTATTTAAATTACGAATTATAAAAAAATAAAATATGTCAGAAAAAAACTTTGGATTTTTAGGCTCATCGTTCCAACAAACACTATTAAAAGCAATATTAGAAAATAAAAAATATGGAGAACAAATTATCGATGTAATTGAAAGTAAATATTTTGATAATATTTCGTTCAAGTTTATTACGCAACACATTAAGGAATATTATCAAAAATATGGTCAAATTCCTGATTATCAGAGTTTATCTCAAATAATTGTAATGGAACTTGGTTCACAAGATTCCGCTAGAATACACTTAGATACAATAAATGATTTAAAGGAAAATACCAAAGAGGACCCAATGGTTCAAGAAGAGGCTTTGAATTTCTGTAAACAACAAAATCTTAAAAAAGAAATCAAAAATGTTTCAACTATTATTGAAAATGGTAAGTTTCAAGAGTATCATAAAATAGAAGGGATAATACAAAGAGCACTTAGAGTTGGATTGCCACCCGATGAAACCATTGACGTATTTCAGAACATTGACCAAGCGTTAGAAAAAGACAGTAGATGTCCAATACCAACAGGTATTAGTGGATTAGACCACGCGTTAAAAGGTGGTTTAGGTAGAGGGGAATTGGGCGTTATATTAGCCCCGACAGGTACTGGAAAGACAACACTATTGTCGTTATTTGCAAATACCGCATATAATCACGGATATAATGTACTCCAAATCTTTTTTGAAGATAGTACAGATAATATAAAACGTAAACACTACACGATATGGTCGGGAGTTGCGCCTGATGACCAACCTGACAATAAAGAAATAGTAAAAGATAGAGTGTTAGAGAAAAGTTCAAGTAGTAAAGGGTGCTTAGATTTATTAAAATTATCAAGTGACTCAGTAACCATTTCAGAAATAAAAACAAGAATAAGGAAACGTATTTCAGAAGGTAAAAAAATAGATTTATTACTTATCGACTATGTTGACTGTATATCACCAGAAAAATCACAATACGGTGAGGAATGGAAGGGGGAAGGTTCTGTAATGAGAAGTTTGGAATCCATGTCAAATGAGTTTAATGTTGTGATATGGACGGCAACTCAAGGTAATAGAGAATCTATTTCATCGGAAGTAGTTAATAGTGACCAAATGGGTGGTTCAATTAAGAAAGCACAAATTGCTCACGTTATTTTATCGATAGGTAAAACTATTGAACAAAAAGAACACAATATGGCAACCATGACTCTTCTTAAATCAAGAATTGGTAAAGATGGTATTATATGGCAAAATTGTAAATTTGATAATCAATACTTAGTTATTGATACTGAATCACAAACAACACTTTTGGGACATAAAGAAGAAAAGCAAAAAGACAATGCAACTAGAGCAAAAGAGGCCTTTATGAGAAGGAATCAAATGTTAAATATCACAGAATAAAAATTTATTAAGTAATGAAAGAAAAGATTTTACAAGAAAATCCAGGACGCTTTGTCCTTTTTCCAATTGAACATCATGATATATGGAAGTTATACAAACAACAAGAAACTTGTTTTTGGACCGCAGAAGAAATCGATTTAAAAGACGATATCTATGATTGGGAGAATAAATTAAACGAAGACGAACAACATTTCGTAAAACATGTATTGGCGTTTTTTGCTGCATCAGATGGCATTGTTAATGAAAATTTGGCGATGAATTTTGTTAATGAAGTTCAATATACCGAAGCCAAAATGTTTTACGGATTTCAGATTATGATGGAAAACATACATAGTGAAACGTATTCATTATTAATTGATACCTACATAAAAGATAAGCAAGAACAAAATAAGTTATTTAATGCAATTGAAACGATTCCCGCAATTAAAAAGAAGGCTGAATGGGCTATAAAATGGATTAATTCAGATTCTTTTGTTGAAAGATTAATTGCATTTGCGGCGGTAGAAGGTGTTTTCTTTTCAGGTTCATTTTGTTCTATTTTTTGGTTAAAAAAACGAGGTCTCATGCCAGGTCTTACATTTTCAAATGAATTAATTTCAAGAGATGAGGGGATGCATTGTGATTTTGCTTGTCATCTATATAATCAACACATTAATAATAAATTGTCTGAAGAGAAAATAAGAGAAATTATATGTGGTGCTTTGGAAGTAGAAAAAGAATTTATTCTTGAAGCGTTACCCGTTAGATTGATTGGTATGAATTCTGACCTAATGTCTCAGTATTTAGAATTTGTTGCGGATAGGTTATTGGTTTCATTGAATTGTTCTAAAGTGTATAATGTTGAAAATCCTTTTGATTTTATGCAAAATATTGCTCTTCAAGGTAAAACCAATTTCTTTGAAAAAAGAGTTGCGGAATATCAAAAAGCCGGTGTTAATACCAATAATTCTATTGAAGAAATGAATGGTTCATTTGATGATATTGATTTTTAAAATTTAAAAATATGAAAGTTAAAAAAAGAGACGGCTCATTAGAGGAAATGAGATATGATAAAATTACAAGAAGAATTCAAAATTTTTGTGATGATTTAAATCTTGAGTATATTGACCCCACATTGATAACACTTAAAGTAACACAGGGTATTTACGACGGTATATCGACAACTGAACTAGATGTATTGGCGGCAGAAACCGCCGCTTCCCTTGTTACATCTCATTCGGATTATGCAAGATTAGCGGGTAGATTAGCGGTATCTAATTTACACAAAACCACACCAAAAAAATTCTCTCAATCGATAAAAGAGTTACATTCTTTTGTTGAACCAAAAACAAATAAGGAATCTTCATTGATATCAAATGAAACGTATTCTTTTGTTCAACAACATAAAGATGTTTTAGATGGTGCAATTGTTCAAGAAAGAGATTTTGATTTTGATTATTTTGGTTTTAAGACATTAGAACGTTCATATCTATTAAAGATTGGTAATCGTATTGTTGAAAGACCACAGTATATGTATATGAGGGTTGCTGTTGGTATTTGTAATAATGATATTGAAACTGCTCTAAGAATATATGATGATTTATCACAACATTTTTATACACACGCAACTCCAACATTGTTTAATGCTGGAACGCATAGACCTCAAATGTCATCTTGTTTTTTAATAGGTAATAAAGGTGATGATATTAACGGATTGTTTGACACAATAAAAGACGTTGCAAATATATCTAAATGGGCGGGAGGTATTGGTTTACATGTTCACGATGTGAGGGGTAAAGGTGCGTACATTAAAGGGACAGGAGGAGAGTCTGATGGTTTATTACCCATGTTGAAAACTTACAATGAGGTTGCTCGTTGGATTAATCAGTGTTTTGCTCCTGACACGTTATTGTACACAGATATGGGTATAAAAAAGATTGACGAAGTTATTCCTGGTGATTTAGTTTTAAATAAAGATAGAAAATATGTTGAAGTTGGGGAGGTTTTTGTTTATCACCAAAATGGGGGGATGATTGAAATTGAAACAAAATCAACAATTAAACCTCTTAAATTAACGGACTCACACCCTTTGTTTGGGTTTAAAAATACATACAATAGAATAGGTAGAGAGAATTTTGAATTTATAAATCAATTAGAAAAAGGAATAATTTCACCAGATTGGATTGATAGTGGAGAGTACAAGGTTGGTGATTTTATAGGTAAACCGATACCCAAAGAAATTATAGACATTGAGGATTTTACAGAAAATGATTCTTTTATCTACGGGTTATTATTGGGTGACGGTCATATATATAAAAATGAGGTGGGCATATCTTTTAATAGATTCACAAATGAAAAAGAAATTGATTTTACTATAAATTATTTAACAAATAAAGAAATAAATTTTTGGAAAAATGAAGATGGTGCTTATTTATCTATAAGATTTTCATTATCAAAATTACCATGGTTAAGATACGAGTTTTTATATAATGAAAAAAAAGAAAAAAGAATACACAAAAACTTTTCCCATTTACCATTATCTAAATCGATTCAATTAATTCACGGATTAATAAAATCAGATGGTGGTGTTTACAGAAAAAATGAAATCCATTTTTATAATACAAGTGAAGAATTAATTGAAAATCTTTCATACCAAATTTTAAGATTTGGTGTGCCAACCTATGGAAGTTGGAGATTAAGAGAAAACAGTAGTGAGTATTTGAAAGAAAATGGTTGTACAAAAGAATTCACTTATTCTTGTGATTTAAGAATTCCGTCATTTAATGAATTATCGGAGTTATTAAATATAGACACTGTAACAAAGAAAAATTGGATTATTTGGGAAGATATTTTATATACTAGAATCACAAAAGTAAAAATGTTAGACGATTATAATGGTAAAGTATATGATTTAAAAATCAAAGAAAACAGTGAGGACCCTTCATATACTTTAACAAGTTGTTTAGTGCATAATGGTGGAAAAAGAAGAGGTTCCTTTGCGATTTATCTTGAACCATGGCATTCAGACGTGTTTGAGTTTATTGAACTAAGAAAAAATCATGGAAAAGAAGAACTAAGGGCTAGAGATTTATTTTTAGCCATGTGGGTTCCTGATTTATTTATGAAGAGAGTAGAACAAGATTTAGATTGGTCTCTTTTTTCACCAGATGAAGCACCTGGATTATCTGACGTATACGATGACCCATATAAATTTACTCAAGATTTTACTGAATTATATGAAAAATATGAAAGTGAAGGTAAAGCAAGAAAAGTCGTAAAGGCCAGAAAATTAATGGACGCCATTTTAACTGCACAAATTGAAACGGGCACCCCATATATGTTATATAAAGATGCCGCCAATTATAAATCTAACCAAAAAAACTTAGGCACAATTAAATCTTCAAACTTGTGTTCCGAGATTATTGAATATTCAAGTCCTGAAGAACAGGCGGTTTGTAATTTGGCATCTATCGCGTTACCGAAATATATAATTAATAAAGAGTTTAGTCACGAGTTACTTTATGAATACGTGTATCAAGTAGTAAAGAATTTAAATAATGTTATTGATTTAAATTTTTATCCAACAGAAGAAACAAAACTTTCAAATATGAGACATAGACCCGTTGGTTTAGGTATTCAAGGATTGGCTGATGTTTTTTGCATATTAAAATTACCATTTGAAAGTGAAGAGGCTGATAAACTACAAGTTGAAATATTTGAGACCATATATTTTGCGGCTTTGTCATCATCAAAAGACTTATCAAAAGAAAACGGACCTTATTCATCTTACGAAGGTTCACCAATATCTCAAGGTATATTTCAGTATGAACTTTGGGGTAAAAAAGACGAGGACAATAGTGGTAGATGGGATTGGAAATTTTTAAGAAATGAGATTGTTAAATTTGGTGTAAGGAATTCATTACTAGTTGCACCTATGCCAACAGCATCTACCGCTCAAATACTCGGTAACAACGAAGCGTTTGAACCTTTCACATCTAACTTATATTCAAGAAGAACGTTGGGTGGTGAGTTCATTGTAATTAACAAACATTTGGTTAATGAATTATTGGAAAGAGGATTATGGTCTGATGACATAAAGAAAAAATTAATAATGGAGAATGGTTCAGTTCAAAATATCCCCGAAATCCCTGTTGATGTAAAAGAAGTTTACAAGACTGTTTGGGAGATGTCACAGAAAAGAATTTTAATGATGGCAGCAAATAGGTCGGTTTATATCGACCAATCTCAATCTTTGAATTTGTTTATTGATAATGCGAGTAAAACAAAAGTCATGGCAGCACATCTATACGGATGGAAACTTGGGCTGAAAACGGGAATGTATTATCTTAGAACCAAAGCAGCGGTTGACCCAATTAAAGGGTTAGGTGTTGACACCTCATCATCTAAACCAAATATTGAAAAAAATACAACCATTGTTAAAGAACAAAATTTAACAACTAATTATGTTGAAGAAACGGTTTTATCTGTTAAACCAAGTGATTCACCATTTGAATGTGAGGGTTGTGGTTCATAATTTAATCATTTATCGTTTTACATTAAAGTCCCATCTTTTGATGGGATTTTTTTTTGATGTATTTATAGAAAATGAATAAGATAAAATTTTCTCACGAACACACAGATTCTTATTATGGTCAAAATAATTATACTTTATATGTATACGAAGATGACATTGAGAACCCAAAAGGATTAAATGAAAAAAATGTATTAGGAATGGTTGAATATGTTATTTATGAAAATGAAATAACTGTTAGTGATATATTAGTAAAAAAAGACAGAAGAAGAGAAGGATTTGGTTCAATGTTGATAAAAAAAATGAAGAGTTTACATCCCGATTCAGAATATAAACCGTCATTAAAAACAGATTTAGGTTCAAAATTCATACATAAAGATATTGAGATAGAAGAAGAAACAAACAAAATAAAAAATCTAATTAATAGATTATAATATTTATTACTATGGCGGTAACATATGGTATTGATTTTCCATTCAGAACAAGTTTAAAAGGTGATTTTTTAATTATGACAGAAACTCCTGAAAGGGAAATTCGTGCTAATTTAATTCATCTTTTATTAACAAGAAAAGGTAGTAGATATTATTTACCTGATTTTGGAACAAGATTATACGAATTCATTTTCGAACCAAATGATGCGGTAACATGGGGACAAATTGAAGATGAAATAAGAACATCAATTAAATTGTATATCCCTAATTTAGAAATAAAATCTATAAGAGTAACCGCCGCAGACCAAGATGAAGAAGAACCTACCAGTCCTCAAGAAGACGAAGATTCTAGATTATTTAGGGTTTCGGATTTTTCAACTAAACCATATACCGCTAAAGTTAGGGTGGATTATGATATCAATAACGAACCGTTTGTTTCATCTGACTTTATAATTATAAACATTTAATATGAGTAAAAAAATATCATACGCTGTCAGAGATTTTTCAGGTTTAAGACAAGAATTGGTTAATTTAACCAGAGAATACTATCCTGATTTAATAAAAAACACAAACGACGCATCTATCTTTTCGGTGCTATTGGATTTAAATGCCGCGGTTGCGGATAATTTACATTTTCACATTGATAGGGTTTGGCAGGAAACAATTTTAGATTTTGCACAACAAAGAACTTCATTATACCATATTGCTAAAACCTATGGGTTAAAAATACCCGGAAATAGACCTTCCGTTGCGTTATGTGATTTTACAATACAAGTACCTGTTAGGGGTGATAAAGAAGACACTAGATATTTAGGTACAATTAAAACGGGAGCACAAGTATCTGGTGGAGGGCAAGTATTTGAAACAATTGAAGATATTGATTTTTCCAACCCATTTAATAATAGAGGGGAACCTAATAGATTAAAAATACCAAATTTTGATGGTAATAACAGATTAATATCATATTCAATTGTCAAAAGAGAAGCGGTTATTAATGGTGTAACAAGAATATATAGAAGAGTAATAACAGAATTAGACCAAAAACCTTTTTTAAAATTATATTTACCCGAACAAAATGTTTTAGGTGTGTCTTCAGTAATTCATAAAGAAGGTGTAAGTTTCACAAACAACCCAACTGATTCTGAATTTTTGGTTTCAACAAATAAATGGTACGAGGTAAAAACTTTAATGCAAGATAAGGTTTTTATTCCTGACCCAACAAGAGCATCAGATTCAGATAATTTTATTTCAGGAACATATCTTTCGGTATCAAATAAATTTATAACAGAATATACACCTGAAAATTATTTTTCAATAACATTTGGTTCGGGGAATGTAAATCCAATGGATAATTTGGATGATTATAATACTGGTAATTTAAAAGTAAATTTAGGTGTTTATCTTAACAACACCTCTTTAGGTGCATTACCTAAACCAAATACAACATTGTTTGTAAAATATAGAATCGGTGGGGGTAGAGACAGTAATTTAGGTATCAATATTATAACTAGTGTTGATGATGTCGATTTTGTTTTAAATGGGCCAAATGCGACCACAAACACCCAAGTTCAAAATTCATTAACGGTGACAAATATAACACCCGCAGTTGGTGGTGCGGACCAACCAACAATTGAAGAAATTAGAAATTTAATATCTTACAATTTTGCAGCACAAAATAGGGCAGTCACATTAAACGATTATAAATCAATGATTGAGACAATGCCAGCAACATATGGTGCACCGGCAAAGGTAAATGTAATGGAAGAAGATAATAAAATAAAAGTTAAATTATTGTCATATGACGAAAATGGTAATTTAATTGATACTGTATCATCAACCTTAAAAAACAATATCATAACTTATTTATCCGAATATAGGATGATAAATGATTTTTTAGAAATTGAAAGTGGTGAAGTTGTTGATTTTTCTTTAGAATTGGATATTGTGGTAGACAAAAATGGAAACCAAACAGAAATAGTTAGAACGGTTATTGAAGATGTTGTTAATTATTTTTCAATTGATAAAAGAAAAATGGGTGACCCCCTTTTTGTTGGTGATTTGTATAGAATAATCGGAGAAGTTGCGGGTGTTGTAAATGCTGTCGATGTAAGAGTATTCAATAATATTGGTGGAGAATATTCATCATCAGAAGTTGCCCAAAGTTATGTTAATGATTCAACAAAAGAAATTTTACAATCAGACATGACAATTTATATGAAATCCAATCAAATATATCAAATTAGGTTTCCTGAAAAAGATATTAAAGTTAGAGTTAAATCTTTAGGAACAACCACATTTTAAATTGGATTTATTTTAAATAGAAAATTGTTTATTTTCTATTTATATAGAAATGCAAAAACATAGAATTTCAACAAATGTAGGAAGAGACCAAAAGGTTGTCGTTGAATTAAAAAACGATTTCGACCTTTTAGAGATATTATCTCTTAAATTTACCCAAACAGAAGCGTATACGTCTATGTGCTCTGATTATGGGGTTGTGTGTGGTAGAATATTTGTAAACAATGGATTTGGTGTCCCAAATGCAAGAGTTTCTATTTTTATTCCTGTTTCTGATGAAGATAGTAATGACCCAGTAATATCTGCTTTGTATCCATATACAACCGTAAACGATAGTGATGAAAATGGTTATAGATATAATTTATTACCAAAAAGAAAACAACACGGTGGTCATGAACCAACAGGTACATTTCCTGACCAATTGGACATATTAACAAGAGAAGAAGTTTTAGAAGTGTATGAAAAATACTATAAGTACACCGTAAAAACAAACAATGCTGGTGATTTTATGATATGGGGAGTACCTGTTGGTACCCAAACAATACATGTTGATGTTGATTTGTCCGACATTGGTTGTTTTTCATTAAGACCGGATGATTTTATAAGACAAGGTAAAGGGGTTGATAATTTTAAAAATACATATTCATTTAAATCTTCTGAAGATTTAAATTCATTACCTCAAATAATATCGTTCAATCAAACCATCGAAGTATATCCTTTTTGGGGTAATGAAGACCTATGTGAGATTGGAATAACTAGAACCGACTTTGATTTATCGAGTCAAGGAGTTAAAGTTGAACCAAAAGCATATTTAATTGGGTCAATATATTCAGACCAAGGAAAAAATACTTTAAACAAAAATTGTAGACCAAGGAGTGCGATGGGTAGAAAGTGTGATTTAACAACTTTTGCCGCGGAAATTGAAATGATAAGATTTACATCATCAAAGGATTCATTAGGTCGACCAATTTTAGAAACTTATCAAATTGAAGAGGATGTAGATGATGATGGTTCATTTGTAGTGCCACTACCAATGAATATGGAATATCAATATACAAATGAATTTGGTGAAACAGAAATTACAAATGACCCAAATAAAGGTATACCAACATCTGCATGTTATAGATTTAGAATTTCGGGAAAAAACAATGAATTAGGTAGAGTTAGATTTGTTGGTAGTTATTTGTTACCAAACATACGAGAATATAATTCCGATATTGACGGTTCTTATGCTTTTTCTTTGGATTGGAATGATTACCCTTCGCCGGCCGTTAGTTCTACGGTAATATTTAATCAAGTTTACGGTAGTTATTTTCCTGAAGATTATTTTTTTAGATTTACATATAATAAGGTATATACTGTTAGTTCATACATTGGAAGTCATTTTAAAGGAGGAAAGGACAATTACATCGGGATAAAAGACATATCCCCTAAAGAAGAAGATGATTGTGAATCAAGTACAGTAACTCCTCCAATTAATTACGGATGGAGACGATTTAGTTTTTCTATACTATTAGCGGTAGTAATTAGTGTATTTGAAAGAATAATATATACCGCCTTTATTGGGGCCCTACAAATATTGATAATACCATTTCAATTTCTTTTAACTATACGAATTTATATTAGAGCACTTGGTGCTACTTTAATAGATGTGAGACCTTTTAGGTTTTTTGATTCATTAGTTATTGAACCGTTACAAAGATTCGGTACTGTAAATTTACCAATTGTTGTGTATCCTGAATGTGAATCTTGTGAAGATTTTTCTAGTGAACAAATTATAATCCCATCAAATAGACCTGATGAATTATATTGTAAAGTTGGAGAAGGTACCGCTATTAGAGATACAGTAGATATTAATGGTACACCATATACACCAATATGTGACCCCGATAACACAATTGATGAATTTATACTTTCCGCTAGTGGTTCTGGTTTACCTTCATATAGTTTTACGGGATTGACACCAACTTGTAATGGAACTCCTACTGGAAAAACATTAGATGAGATTTATACTTTTTCAAATTTACCTATTAATAATACCACATATTTTATTGTTTTAAAAAGTTATTTACCACATGGAAGCGCAAATTCTTTTGAGTTAGATAGAATTTCGTCATTAGAAGTTGATACATATGCCGAATTAACGATTGATAATCTCACAAATTGCGGAGGAAATATAGGGTATATAGGTACAATTAACAATAATTACGGATGGTTAGTTTATAGGTTGGGTATTAATGGTATTGACCCAAAATTAGATTTTCCATGTCCTTGTCCAACCGATGATTGTTTTGAAGGACGTTGGTGTATTAGTGATAATTATGTACTACCATTTTCCCAACCAACATGTTCACCAACACAAATACCAAATGGTACTTGCGATTGTACAGACCCAACATCTTCTCAAAATACGTCAATAAATATTGATTTTCAAGATGCAATTTGTAATGATGTTTATGATTATGTTTTATACTTTCATTCAAGTATAAAAACGTGCGCAGGAAACATTGAAACAATATTAGATGACCCATCCACAATGACTCCTTCAACTGATTGGACAAATACTGTTACAAAAAGTTCGGGAACAATAACAAGAGGTTTATCATATATGGTTGCTTTTTATTATTCTGAACCAACAGGTTACCCATCATTATCAAATATAAGAATATCAATTGGAGGTGGTAGTACACAACCCGGTCCATGTACATATGGTGTTTATGATATACCAACACCTGTAAATAACAAATGGTATGTTCTTCGTGTTGACATATCTGATATCGAGCCTGATGGTGGTTTAACTTCTTATATTTCAAAATCAGGTTGTACGAATTATTTTGTGGGTTGTGCGGGCCCAATATCTGTAACTGATTCTTGTTGTTATAGTTCTATAAGTGGTGATAGCGTCGGCAATTCTTCTTTAACAGATTTTCAATGGACAGGATTCACATATGAAATATACGACTCATCACTCAAATTAACCCAACAATCTCTTACCGGTTCAACTGGTGACTTATCTTTAGGGTGTAACACACAAAATACAATATACGATGAAACTTTAGTTAAAAAAACATATTGTGCATCAAATATTGATGATGATTATAACAACACAAGTCTTGTTACTGTTCAAAATGGAACATCATGTACAAGTTTACTACCCGTTGGTCAAATTGTATATAATGTAGACAATAATCCATGTGCAACATGTAGTACTAGAAGTGGATATTCAGAATTCAGAAAGGGAACATATACTATAATTCCCGCAGCATCATCAAATAATTGGTTATATAATTTTAAATTAATTAGAGAATACACAAGAAGAAAATTAATTAATAAAGTTTTTTGTGAAGGTGTTGTGAATTATTCTTTTATTGAAAATTGGTTGGCAGGTTCTCTTTATTTGTTTGCTTTTAAAGCGAGAGTTAGATGGGATGATGAAGAAAATTTAGATTTAAATGTAAGAGGAACAAACTACTGTGAAAACTTATTGTATTATAAAGTAAGTGAAAAATCTTCTGGTAGTGCTGTTAAAAGATTTTATTACAAATCTACCAAATGGAATGGAACTTCATTTGAAACAACGGTAAACAATGGAACAACATTTAATACATTAAGACACCCAACAACAATTATGGATTTGGGACCAAGAGATGAATTTATAAAAGAAATTTGTGTTGACCCATCTTTAGACCCTAATTGTTCAGTTGTTAGGAGTATTGGTCCTACATCATTTCAAAATTTTAAAGAGATTTTTGGCCTGTACATTAATTATAGATTAGATACCAATCTTGAATTTGAATATAAAGATTTTTTTCAAAATAATGGATTTAGTTCGTATTTTCCTTTTAATACAACAAAAGAAATATTAAATGGTGATGTTTTACAATTAATATCTATGAATAGTGAAGTTGGGGTAGACGAATTTGATTTACAAAATAGATATTATGGACAATATAGTCCATTAATATTAGACCCTGACACATATTCACAATTATTTACATCGCAAAATGGAAATTCAAACGGTCCTTTACCGATAAACTTTGTTTTAGATGATGATGGTTATAGAGTAAGAGTATGTTTAAATGAACCGGGTAGATTAACCGAATCTTCACAAATTGTACCATTTTTTTATTGGGACAAACAAGGACCTGGTTTTGGTGAGGGGTATAATCAATCATGGGATTATGATACAATAAGAACACATAGATTACAGGGAATGACATATAATTACGCATTCACTGGTGATACAACATATAATTATGTTTTATTCCCTATGACTAAAGATTATTCAGGTAATACTTTTACAATAACAGGAGCTGATGTAAATGACGACTCTTTTAATGTCGAAGACACAACTGATGTTCATTTAAATTACGATAATCAAGAGGAAGGATTTACTGTGTTACATATAACTTCAGGAACAACATCCAATCCTTTAGGTGGAACACTATGGATTAGAGTTGGTAGTAATGGAGGTTGGTCAGGTACAACATGGAATTCAGATATTGATTACATATTAAAACCAACAAAATTAAATTATAATGGTAATTTACAAATACTATCAACACCATTTTTATTTTATTTTGGAATTAGACCAGGTAAAACCGCAGTAGATAAATTCGTCCAATTGTTTGGACCTAAAGGTGCGTTTCCAACATCTGAATAATGGAAAAGAAAACAATTATATTACCATCTAAAAAATTTTTTGGTTCAGTAAATACGGACCAAAATATTAAAATTGGATTAGACGAAACTCAAAATATTTTAAGAGAGGGTGATAGAAATGTTATTTTAAATAACATTGAATTATTCAATAAAGAAAGAAACGAAAGCAACGCATATAAAATCCACGGAAAAATAAAAATGGTTTTTAGAAATTTATATAGTGGAAATACTGATTATGAACCACTATTAGAAAATCTTTATTTGGTGGGTGATGGTGCGGATAATAATTTTAATGGGTTTATTCCTTATGATGAATTTGCTTTCCTCAGAAGAGACGTTATTAGGCAATCCAATACAATACAAACAGTTTCTTCGATAACAACATACACCCCATCTGTTTCGTATAGTGGTGAAACAAATCATATTCCAATATCAAGTATAATGGCACCATATCACAATTGGAATATTCATTTATCATATGTTTATGACCACGATACGACTTATCCCATGAAATATACTTTAAGTGGGAATACTGTCTATAGTTTTGTTTCAGGAGATGGAATCCCATTTAGAATTGAAGACAATGGTAGAACATATAAATTAACAAGTCCCGTTGAACATGGAATATCTTCTGGTGAATATATTACACTATTAGATAGTGGAGGGACCTTTAATAATACAGTCAGTGCAAGTGGAAGAACTTTTTCTGTTGTATCTGTTGGAGATTCTATTTATAGGTCTGAAAAATTTGTTTTAGATATTTCAAAGTCAGAATTACCATCTGGTGTTACTTTATCGACTGTTGTTTTTGGTAAAAGATGTATTGATAAAAATAATTTAACAGGAACCACTTCCAATTATTATGTTCATAAACATAAAACATTAACAGAAAAAAGTGATTACATTTTGGACAAAATAGGATTTGAATCGTCCATTTGGGAAAACGAAAGAAAACTTTTATTAGAAAATAGTGCAGGTGTTAGTGATTATTTAGTAGAAAGAAATATGATGGAATCTTTAATATATGACTTTAAAGAACCATTTATTTTAACGGGATTGACAAATAATTTAAAATATTTACCCACTGAAATTTACGTAACAACTTTATTATCAAATAGAAATGGATATTTTGATTATCCACCAAAAGTTGGTTGGAAATTTAATTTTCATGATACATGGGTTGACCAACATTTTGATGGTTCAAATAGTATTGAGACTTCGATTCCGACCACCGCATTTACAAAAACAATAGATGCAGTAACATACAATTTTACTGGTGGTACAGATGTGCCAGTTGGCACAATATTACACGGAGCATTTGTTGAATATAATTTTTCAGAATTAAAAGAAAGGATAATTAGTGAAGCTTACCATAGATTCTCAAATCCATTATTTGTTTTTGATTATGGGCAAACAGGTTCAACAGTAACTTTTTCAGGTGCGTCGGCAACAAATAAATTTGGTCTATTTTATCAACCTCATCATAGAGTTAAATTAAGACAATTATCACCTTATATTGAAACATCGTCGACTGACCAAATATATGGTTTACCACAAAATGCAAAATATTTTGAAAACCAAAGATTATGGAAGTGGAGAGATTTATATGACCACGGATTTATAGATTCAGATGGTTTTGGTACAAATTTTTCATTTATTAATGGTATTCACTATGTAAAAAATGATATTGATTTCTATTTAAGAAATGAGAACATATATAAAAATAAAAAAGATTTGGTTAAAAATATAGAAAGTTTTAAGTGTTAATGAAAATTTTAGTAAAAGATACCGACCAAAAAATATTATTATCATCGAATCAAACATTTAAAACGGATTTGGGGTGGACTGATAGTGCTCAACAAATGGAACAAGAAATTCTATATGATATAATAAATCTAACTGAGAATTATGAAACAACAAGATATATTCATTCACCATATTCAGTAACATCAATAAGTGGTACGACTTTTACTCAAACGGACATTTGGTATAATTTTTATTTTTTAAACAGTTCATCGGTATATAATCAAAACTATGAATCGATTGGAATAACATTAAGTGAAAACGCTAAAATGTTAAAACAATCAACGGAAAGTTTTTTTCGTTTAGAATTTTATAAAACATCAAATGATGATTCACCGAATCAAACAAACAGAAAATTAGTTTTTTCAAAAAATTTAACATTACCGTTAGGTGAAAAAGTTTATTTTACCGGAACACCATCAGGTTCAACATTACCATTAAATGATTTTGTCTTTTTGCCCGTCTTCACAGGTTCAAATTATAAAAATACTGAAAATATGTATTTTTTTTGGTTTTTAGATGATTCACCATTTAGTGAAACAAACATTACAGGAAATACTTTTTACATGACCGCAAAGTTTTATAATGCGAAAGATGGTTCGGTAATTGATTTTGTAAATAAATCAAAATCTATTGGTCAAGAAATAATTGAGGAAGAAGATGTGTATTATAAAGTAATTATTAATAGAACCGATTATTCATATATTGTATACCAATATAACGGGTCATTAGGTTCAAGAAAAGGTCAACTTAGTGCACCGATAAATTTTTATGAAAGAAGACAATAATGGATATTAAACCGCCTTTAAAATACGAAATACGTAGGAAATCGATTCCTAATTTAAAATTGTATGCGGTTGATAAACCATATTGGTACAATAGTTTAGGTGGATTGCTTGAACTAACCAGTACAAGTATTATCGATTCTCTAGATGGTTATATCATTTATAATGTCACAGGTGGTACAGTTTCTTCAGGTTATTATATTTGGTCAGGAACAACCATAGATGCAAATTCATACGGTGATAGTGGTTGCGATTTAAGTTTAAAATTGTACGAATGGGAAAACATATCAAAATCAGAAGCATATGACGACCACGATATTCCTCTCTTTTTGGAAAGTTCTGTAGATGAGATGGGGGTTATGGTTGGATTTGATGGTCAGATTGAACAAGTTGAACAGATTTGTAATTTTTCATATACCCAAACAGGTAACACCGTATATGTCTATAACACAATAGATACTTCAAAAGTTTCTGAAATTTACGATATAAATTTTACTGTTGATTGGGGTGATGGAACATCATCTATTTTAACTGCAACAGGGTTAACAGCAAATAAAACATATTCTTCAACGGGTTCAACGGTAATTTCAATTTCCGTCAACACTCCATGGACACAATTTGAAACAAAAAAAGTAATTCAAATACCATCAAATACAACTGTTCCAAATCCATTGGGTACTTTTTCAGGATTTACTATTCCATATACCAATATTACTGGTCAAAGTCAAAGTTATATTAACGATTACGACAATGACTGTGATGGGACATATACAGGTAACACCGTATTTTATTATGCGTCGATAGGTAAAAGTAGAATTAACGAAAAGAAACTTTATGGTGGTAACACATATACTGGTGTAACAACAGGAATCACAAATAATTTGATTTATAGTGCATACACAATTGATGATTTATCCTACAGAGATTTCGAAGATGGAACAACAACAATTACGGGTGCAACATCAGGGTTCACAAAGGAAGAAGTGATTAATTGTGTAATAACTAGAAACGAACATTTCTTAGGATTTATCGATGAGCCTGTAATATATTCAGATATTTTTGTTGAAAGAGGAAAACAAGGTGTTCTTGAAAAAACATTTAGATTATCTGAAATTGACAATACGGGAGAACTATCGTATTATGGTAATGGATATTTTAATATCAGAAAACAATAATTTTTATATTTATAAATAAAAAAAAATGGCAACGGGTTCTTACGGTATAATACGACCATCAGACATTTCACCAGAAGATGTTGAAATATATTTTCATTATGTTTCTGACAGGAATGCAACTTCTGATGTAACATTTAAAAGACTAAATTCTGTTGATGTCTTAACACCTGTTTATCATAATTCAGATACAACAGATGACACTTCTGCACCAAATGTTGAAATATTAGGTGGATTATATAATTTAAAGTTAACATCCGATGATTTTTCTGATTTGGGTGTTTATACACTTCATATAAGACCAAAACAAATTAGAACAACAATTACTGATTGTGGAATTTTAGCGTCTTTACCATCAGTAAGGGGTTTAATCATTGATTTATCAAATGTACCATCGGATGATAGAAATAAATTTACACCTCAAGGATTGGTTGGATATAGAATTGAATATATAAATTCATCTGATAATAAAAAAATACCTAATTTTTATAGAATTGTTACCTCGTCTTTTTATTGTACACCAATTGTTTCTAATTTAACAAGTACATCTCAAAAAGCCATAAGATACCAATATAGTGAACAAGTAACGAATTTGATGTTTTTAACAGTAACACCATCTTCCGCACCAACAAATAAACCAAATACGGTTCCATTTATTGGTGTACCATCTCAAAAAATAATTTTAACAAACACATATTTAAATCCCACAACGATAGAGATTGAAATGGTTGAACATGACGCTTCAACACTTGCATATGCATTGTATGGTAATCAAAGTAAGGCGGTTTCACAAGGTATTTATACCATTTACGACAACAATAACAACATATATAAACAGTATAATCTTTACGAAGTTAAAGATGAATTCAATGAAACATTATATGAAGTTCGTGAAGAGAGAACTGACATTGACGAAACACTAAACTTTGATACTATCACTGAAACATAATGGCAAAAAGAAAAGTACCAAGTCAAGCTGCAAATGGTGCGGAAACATTTAATGATTTCTTAGTTGGTAGACAAATAACAGATGGTTCGTCCGCTTTAACAAATACCGTATTTGCTTTAGATAATATAATTCCACAGAGAGACTCGAAAAGTTTCTCAACTACTCCTTTTTCTGAATTTTTAACTTTAGATTCAATAAAAAAAGTAGAAGGAATTCAAACAACAACTAAAACAAATTCGAAAAAAACAAATGAGGTAACATTTAAACCAAATAAAAAATATGCGGATAAGTCTTTATTTGGTTCATTATCAAGTAGGATATTAGTTTCATTAACGAGAATCATTAATAAATTTCCGGGTGGTATTTCTGTTGATGCGAATAGTCCAATAGGTAGTTCACCATATAGTGTTTCTGGTTCAACATATGACGATAGTTCACATACTACAATTTTTTATGTTGAAAGAAGTAAGTTTTTTAACCCATTTGAATTGGTTCTCATTACACCAAATTCATATATAAAACCAGAAACGGAAAATGAATTAAGAAATTTTTATTCATCATACACAAAATATGTTTTAGTTGTTAACAATACACCTTACAATATTCTTGAATATACAGAACCGAATACCGATAATGTTATTCAATTTAAAGTATATGGTAACCCTTTTACTGGTTCAACATATTCAGATGATATTTTAATTAGACCAAATGATGGTTTAGTTGAAGAGTTTTTTTTAGGTCTTGACGATTTAGAACAGTCTTTATTAAACAGAGAAACAAACCCAATATACACTTCTACATTTAAAGTACCGAGAGACAGTCAAGACAATTCAAAAATATCATTAACTGATGTAACAACAAATTGGCCGGTTTCTAGTGATGGACATAACATTCAAATTACTGGTATTGATTATGAATTGTTTGTAACAAGATTAAGAGACATTGCGGATGAAATTGATGATTTTAAATCTAATTTAATGATTAGATTTTTATCTTCCCCTCAATTATTTGAATTTGATACCGAAGATAAAAGAATAGAAAGTGTTTTTCAATTATACGGACAAAGTTTTGATAGTGTAAAAAAATACATAGACAATATTGCTTACATGAGAAATGTAAGTTATGACTCTATTAATAATTTACCTGATGTTTTATTAAAAAATTTATCTGAAAATCTTGGTTTAACAACTACAAAATTATTTGATGAGAAAAATTTAGAGGAAATTTTATATACAAGAATAAACACAACATACAATGGTGTATCAACGGGAACAAATTTAGTTGAGGCCGAATATGAATTTTATAGAAGACTTTTAGTAAATCTTATTGAGATATACAAATCAAAAGGAACACGAAAAGCGTTAGAATTTTTTTTAAAATTTCTTGGTGCACCTGAACCTTTGATAAAGATAAATGAATACATTTATCAAGTAACATCAATACCATCAAGTTTCGATTTAGAAGATGACATATATCATGCAATTCAAGGTGATAAAGTTTATACTTATGCGGTTTTAAATATTACGGGATACACTTATGATAAAATTTCATATACCGGTTCAACTTCTTTTGATAGAGATGGTTATCCTGTTAATGAAATTAGTGGTTTACCAAGAAGAGCGTATAATGATACTGAAGATATTTTCTTTGAAAAAGGTGCGGGATGGTATGACGCAACATTATCACATCGTTCACCCCTAATAATTGACACAAGCAATTCCATTCTAACAGGTAGAACAAAAACAATTA